AAACTAATTGATGAAACTACTGAAATAATTACATTAGTTTCTTCATCTGTTGTAGATGTTAGTGGTAGTACAAATACTACAATATCTATGACTTCACTTTCTGGAAGTGTAAAATACGATGGTATATTAAATTCTTTTATATCATCATCAGAAACTGGTTCATCTGCTCCCGAAATAATAAGTCAATCCGTTTGGGAAGAAAAACGAGATGAAATAAAAAATTACTTTATAGAAAATTTATAAAATATGAAAATTGTTATAGTAGGTGGAGGAACTGCCGGTTGGATGGCATCTTTGTTCCTTGCACGAATAAATATAAGAGATAAACAAGACCCCTTATACGATATTACTGTTATAGAAAGTGAAGACATCCCAATCATTGGTGCGGGTGAGGGTTCAACTGGTGCTATGACAATGGCAGTAGTAAACACTCTAAAAGATTTAGAAGGATTTAGTGAACAACAGTTTTTTGAAAATTGTAACACAACATTTAAGTTAGGTCTTGAATGTAGAGATTGGAATGGAGTTGGTGATTTTTTCTTCGAACCACTTCAACAAACAAATAGTTTTGAACTTCCATGTGATGTTGATTATTGTATTACAAAAAAGTATGATGAATCATCATACGCAACTCTAAACAGATACTTATGGGATAAAAACTTATCTGCATTCCCACTAAAAGCAGAAGATGGTGGTTATGAAGGTTATGCATATCATTTTGATTCGTACAAGGTTGGTGAATACTTCAAACAAGTTGCTCTAAAAAATGGAGTTAAAGTACAAAAGGGAACAGTTTCAAATACAAATCTAAATCCAAATAATGGAGAATTACAAAGAGTAATACTATCAGATGGTACTGAAATTGAATCTGACTTTTGGATTGATTGTACGGGATTCAATAGAGTACTAATAAATTCGGTAGGTGCAGAATGGGTTTCTTATTCGGATTACTTACCAATAAATTCTGCGTTAGTATACACACACCCAATGGAAAAGGATGAGGTAATTAGACCATCAACTCTTGCTTGGGCAATGCCAAATGGTTGGATGTGGCAAATTCCAACACAAACAAGATATGGTTGTGGGTATTGTCATTCTGACAAATTTGTTTCAGAAGAACAAGCATTAAAAGAAATGCAAGAAATAACAGGTAGAAAAATTGAACCACTTAGAAATATAAAGTTTGATAGTGGTAGGTTAAAAGAAACTTGGAAAAAGAATGTACTCGCAGTTGGATTATCATCTTCTTTCTTAGAACCATTAGAAGCAACATCTATTCATTCTACGATTATTCAAATGGTTCACCTAACACAACATAGTTTATCTCATATCAAAGAAAACTTAGTTAGAGAATCAAACATCAAAGCATATAATGACCATTTTGGAAAAATGTTGGATGAATTCAGAGATTTAATTCAAATCCATTATATGGTTGAAAGAGAAGATACACCATTTTGGAAATATGTAAAACATGATTTGAAAAGAGGAGAGTTAGTAGAAAAGATTTTGGAAATATGTCAATGGAGAGTTCCAAACTCGTATGACTTCCCATATCACCATGGTTCTGCTGGTTGGGGTGTATGGTGTTGGATTTTGGATGGTAATGGTTTGATTAGTGATACGGTACTAAATAACACCTTAAAAAGTCAAGGTCTCCACTTTCTTTCAGATGATGTCTATAACAAAATGCAATCAAATTATAAGAAGATGTCAGACAAATACATTCCTCATACCGCATTTATCGGTGCAGTGCAAAACTTTCTAAAAAATAATCGAAAAGATTTTGAATTCTAAAATATTTTCCTTATATTTGTACTTACAAATTGAAAAATCACACTCAAAAAAAAAGTAAAAAAAGATTTGGTAGTGTAAAATATTTTTCGTATATTTGTATCAAATAAATCCAAAAAGCCCCCCAAAAATAGGGTTTCTTGATATTTATACATGGTGTAGGAAAGACACCTTAATAAAACCTAAATTATAAATTATAAACATTAAAACTTAAAAATTATGGCACTTGATTTGAATGCAATCAGAGGCAGACTGAACAAACTGCAAAACACTTCAAACCGCAAAGACAATTTGTGGAAACCTACTCCAGGTAAACATCAAGTAAGAATCGTTCCTTACAAATTTTCTCCTGAAAATCCTTTCATCGAGTTATTCTTTCACTACAACATCAACAACAAAACTTACTTGTCTCCAAGTTCATTTGGTAGACCAGACCCAATCGTTGAGTTTGCTGATAAGTTGAAGAGAATGGGTGATAAAGAAGATTGGAAAGCAGCCAAGAAAATGGAACCAAAATTAAGAACATTCGTTCCTGTCATCGTAAGAGGTGAAGAAAACGAAGGTGTAAGATTTTGGGGATTCGGTAAAACTGTTTACCAAGAATTATTAGGATACATCGCAGACCCTGATTATGGTGATATTACCGATGTTAATGGTGGTAGAGATATTACTATTGAATATACATCAGCAGAAGATGCGGGAACTTCTTATCCTGTAACTACAATTCGTATTAAACCAAACCAAACTCCATTGTCTGAAGATAGTGCAGCACAAACTAACTTTATGGAGAACCAAACTAACATTACGGATATCTATTCAGAATTATCTTATGAAGAATTGAAATCAGTATTGGAAGGTTGGTTGAATCCAACTGCAGAAGATGGTGAAGAATCGGTTTCTCAAGAAACTCTTTCAACATCTACAACTAAAGTGAGTGAAAATACTGCTCCAACACCTTCATCACAACCAACGGTTGAGGAAAAGAAGAAAATGGATGATGTGGCATCAGCATTTGATGACTTGTTTAACGGATAATCTAAATTAAATGGCGAAAAAAGAAATGGATTTAGCTGCGGAATTGGCTTCCGAGCTAAACAAAACAAACAAAGACCAAAAAGTTGCTTTCTTCTTGGGAGAGGATGATGCACCTACAAATGTAGATGGATGGATATCAACAGGAGCAGCAATGTTGGATGTTGCAATTTCTAATCGCCCTTATGGTGGACTACCTGTTGGTAGAATTACCGAAGTAACTGGTTTAGAACAAAGTGGAAAATCATTAGTATCTGCACACCTCCTTGCTGAAACACAAAGGCAAGGTGGTGTTGCAGTTTTAATTGATACTGAAACTGCGGTAAGTAGAGAATTCTTAGAAGCAATTGGTGTAGATGTAGCAAAACTACTTTATGTATCAGCTGATTCAGTAGAACAAATTTTCGAATTTACTGAAACAATCATTGAAAAGGTAAGAACCACACAAAAAGATAAGTTAGTAACAATCGTAGTAGATTCAGTTGCCGCGGCATCAACTAAAAATGAGTTGGCAGCCGATTATGGTAAAGATGGATATGCTACTGATAAAGCTATTATTATCTCTAAGGCGATGAGAAAGATTACCAATTTAATTGGAAGACAAAAGATTACTTTAGTATTCACTAATCAGTTAAGACAAAAGATGAATGCTATGTTTGGTGACCCATGGACAACTTCAGGTGGTAAAGCTCTTGCTTTCCATGCCTCTGTTAGATTGAGATTGAAGAATATGGGACAAATCAAACAAAAAGTAAATGGTCAAGACAAGACTATTGGTATGAAAGTACGATGTCAAGTTATCAAAAACCGAATGGGACCACCACTTCGTGCAGCAGATTTTGAAATATTCTTTGATAGAGGAATCGATAACTACGGTTCTTGGATTGGAGTAATGAAAGAAAATAAGTTGGTAAAACAAGGTGGTGCATGGTACACTTACATTGATACTGAGACTGGTGAGGAAATTAAATTCCAATCCAAAGATTTCATCGACTTGATGGAAGAAAGAGAAGATATTAGAGACCAAATCTATAAAAAGATTTGTGAAGCAACTATCTTACAATACAAATCAGATTCTAAAGATATCGAAACACATGAGTTAGATACTGACGGAGCTGAGGTTGTGGAATAAAATAAAATAATAAGTTATGAGTAAATTAAAAGCAATGCTTAAAGCATCTGCAGAAGCAGATAAAGCAAAAGCACTTCTTACATTGGAGTTGTTGGAAAATAATGCAGTAGGTATTGGAGACCACTCAACTGATGATTTTTATAAAAACGCAGAAGAGGCATTATCCAAACTATGTGATGCAAATGATAGATTAGAAACCATTGAAAAATATTTCGGTGGTGAAGATACAATCACTTATACAACAACAACTACATAATGAAGAAACTCTACAAAAACATCCTCAACGAAGTAAATGAGGAACATAAAACGAATCACCTTCGTGAAAGGAATAGTAGAGTTCTAATTATTGATGGGCTAAACACCTTCATCCGAAGTTGGACAACCAACCCTACAATGAATGAGGATGGTGACCATACGGGTGGAGTTGTTGGTTCCCTCAAATCCATTGGATATCAAATTAGAGAATTCAATCCAACTCGATGTATAGTAACCTTTGATGGTAAAGATGGTTCTCAATCCAGAAAGAAAATCCACGAAGGATATAAAGCAGGAAGAGAAAAAAATCGATTTCGAGTAAACCGTCAGTATCAAGGTATGATGGATGAAGAAGAGGAACGATTGTCTATGAAACAACAATTTATTTGGTTAAATGATGTTTTAGATTATTTACCTCTCCAAACCATGATTTATGATGGTATAGAAGCAGATGATACAATTGCATATTTAACTAAACATACTCAATATGATTTAGATGGCGAGGTTGTAATTGTTTCTACTGACAAAGATTTCCTTCAGTTAGTTTCTGATAAAGTAAAGGTATTTTCACCTACTAAAAAGAAATTATATGATAGACAAATGGTATTTGATGAATTTGGTATATGGCCTCAAAATATTCTTTTATATAGAACTTTGGATGGTGATAAATCGGATAACATACCAGGTATCAAAGGATGTGGACTAAAAACCTTAATTAAGAGGTTTCCAGAACTACAAGAGGATAAACTTATCACTCATGATGACTTCTTCTCTCTATGTGAAGAAAAACAAGGTAAAATCAAGTTATATGATGATGTCTTAGAAGCAAAAGAACAACTTTTGATGAATAAGAGATTAATGGAACTTCATGAACCACATATTCCAACAAATCAAAAATTAAAAATCTTAGATAGATTTAATCAAGATGATATAGAATTTAAGAAGTTGGATTTTCTTAGAGTTGGTCAAAAATATAAAATTCTCCAAAACTGGAGAGATATAAATGATTGGTTACATTCAACCTTTCAAAATATTATTACAAAATAGTTTTGATATGTCACAAATTTTTCTTATATTTGTGAAATCAAATTAGGTTATAGATGCAGAATATAGATACTCTTTCTAAATATGGACAATCCTTTCAAACAAAGGTGTTATCATCTTTGATTACGGATGTTCGTATGTTGGATACTCTTAGTGAGATTATACATCCAAAGTTTTTTGAATCCGAGGCAAATAAATGGATTGCGGAAGAGGTAATTTCTTATTACGATGAGTTTAAGAAATCTCCAACCCTTGATGTTTTTAAGGTTGAAGTTTCAAAGTTGGATGATAAAGGATTTCAGAAAAGTGTAGTAGAACAACTCAAATCAGTATTCACTCAAGTTGGTGATTCTGATTTGGAATATGTGAAAAAAGAGTTTTCTAACTTTTGTATCAATCAAAACCTTAAACAAGCAATCGTTAGTTCAGTTGATTTACTTAAAGCTGGAAACTACGATAGAATCAAAGATTTAGTAGATAAGGCAATGAAGGTAGGAGTTGATTCCGATTTGGGACACGATTACCTTTTGGACTTTGAAGAAAGAACTGAAGAGGTTAATAGAAACACTGTTCCAACTGGTTGGGATTGTATTAATGAACTTATGGATGGTGGTTTGGGACCTGGTGAATTGGGAGTAGCAGTTGCACCTTCTGGTGTTGGAAAGACTTGGGTACTATGTGCTTTAGGAGCAGCAGCAGTAAAAAAAGGATTGAATGTAGTACATTATTCTTTGGAACTATCCGAACATTATGTTGGACAAAGATACGATACTGTCTTTACACAAATTCCATCTGCTGATGTGAAAGAGAAAAAAGAATTTGTTAAGGAAAAGATTAGTAGGTTAAATGGTAAACTTCTTATTAAGTACTTCCCACCCAAAGGTGTATCTGCTAAAAAGATAGAATCTCACATTGAGAAAATGACAGCAGCAGGAAATAAACCTGATTTGATAATTATTGATTATGCTGATTTGTTATTATCTCACACTAATAAATCCGATTCAACCTATGGTGAGCAAG